GAACGGGAGCTGCGCCGTCGCGCCGGGATCGTCAGCGAGTTCGGCGCGCCGCTGCGCTTCGCGGCGCCGCGCCGGCGACCGTGGTGGCAATTCTGGTGAGTGGTGGTGGTCCTGTCGCCAACCGTTGTCGACGGCAACGCGATTTTTTTTTTATTCGAGGAGACGATATGTCCAAGACTTACTGGGTCAGCATCTATAGCGCGGTCAATGACGCTGACAAGCTCGCCGCGTACGCAAAGCTCGCCGGGCCGGCTCTCACTGCGCACGGCGGACGTTTTCTAGCGCGCGGAGAGCCAGCGAAGGTCTATGAGATGGGTGTGATGCAAAGGACCGTGTTGCTGGAGTTCGACAGCGTGGCGCAGGCGACGGCAGCGCACGATAGCCCCGAGTACCAGGCGGCTTTGGACGCGCTGGATGGAGGAGCGAGTCGGGAGATAAGGATTGTCGAGGGCATATGAGCCCGGGTTCCCAAAAGCATTCTTCATTTATACAATGTATAAAGGGCAAAATCGCCAAATGCAATAAGGGTTATGTCAAGTCTCTTCCAGCTTGAAAATTGTAATTCGAGGTAAAGATATCACGCCATTTAAAACGGGCATAGGCCGCACGACGGCTTACATGGGGGAGACCCCCATACCCCCGATACCTGTTCAGCAAAAGAAGGGCTAGCGGCGCACTGAGGCAATGCGCTGTGGCTGCGATGGCGCCGGTTCAGCGGCCGCAGGTGCGGCGACTGGTCGACCATCTCCGATCAGCGTCACAGACGGCCCAGGCTCAGCCTGCACGACCCGTTCCGAACGTCGCTCACGCACCTCTTCGCCGCGGCTGGCTTCGGGCTCAGGAGCGAAGGCCAGGAAGATCCCGTGCTTGACGATCGCTATGCACATCGCCGCATCGGTGGGGTAGGGCGTACCGTCCTGCGTGAAGCACTTGCAGCCCTTGGACGGCATCGACACACAGGCCGCAGGCACCGGAACACGCTTAGGCTTGGTGAGCTCGTCGTAGGCCGGCGCGGTGTGCATCAGCGACGGCACCCGAGGCACGTAAGCGGCGACGTAATCACGCGGCGTGATCGGCACTCGAGTGTCACCAGCTGGTCGACCTGGCGCAGCTTGGCCGGGCAGCACACCAGGCGCACTCACCGCCGCTTTCTCGTTGCCCTTGTCGCCGAGCCGGTTGAGGTAAGACACGGTGAGGAAGCCAAGGGCGACGATGCCAAGCAGGCACCCGGCAATCACATAGACCTGTTTCGGAATGCGGACCTTGCCGGTGTGCAGCTCGGCCGAGTCATACCAGCCGTAGACCTCTTTCGGATGCATCCGGGTCGAGATCGATGCCGACTTGCCCGAGCCGTTTTGCTCACATTTCTCGTTGACCGCGTCCCATTGAAGAACTCGGCTAACGGGAGACGCACCCGCGACGCGCTTCAAATGCTGATGCCAACCCGGCGCGCCGATCAGCTTGCGCACGAATACATTAATGTTAGACGGATGCTGCGTGAGCAGAAAGAAATCGAATCCACGCGAGCGATGCTCGGCCAGCATTTGCACGTAGCGCGGCAATGTGGCGCCATTGGCGGTTTTGGGCAAATCCTTATGGCACTCATCCATTAGGAAAATCGTGCCGTCCGTCTCCGCTTCCCAATCTTTAAATTCGATCAGTTTCCAACCGAATTCCGCTTTGATTTCCGGTTTAAGTTTGCAACTGGCGTTGTAGCAAACCGGGCGGCCGCTTTCCAATTGCAGCTTACGTACGTCCTGCAAAGTGCAAAGGGTCTTACCAGACCCATTAGAGCCAGTGCGAAGGTAAAGCATATTAGCGCATGACCCAACGTTTAAAAGTGTCGCCGGTTAAGCCATTCATAAGCAACTTCACGGCAACAGCGGAAGTAATGATGGACACACAAACGCCAAGCTTCATTACGCCAAGCATTCCCACGACCTCAGGCGGAAGCAACCGGACCTTTTCGACGAACTGCATGCCAATATAACCGAGCGTCGTCTGCATACCAGTAAACGTTGCAACGCCCATACCGAGCGCCAGCAATACACGACCGACCAGCGTTGTAGAAATATTAATTAAAAGCGTGCCGAGCGCAAAAAGAATTGCGGGCATTACTTGTTACTCCCAATGATGCGATAGGCCAGGACCAACGATGCAGCCACAGCAATTAACCCAATATAGCGCATAGGGTCGCAAATGTTAGAGAACGGGATGAGAAATGACTGACCATGAATGCTCACCGATTTGTCGGGCATGCACTGTTCACCACTGCCGATATAGTCCGTTTGCTGGATCATGTCGGACGTAATCTCACGCTCGAAGAAAGCGCCATTGTCCTTTTTAATTGACTCAGAAGGATCAGCTGCATTCGCTTGCTGACCTTTTAATTGCGACATAGCGTCAGGATTAACCTTGCAGTTTTGACGGAATGTTTCTTCAGCCATTGCATTAATTACCGCATCGTCACTCACCGCTTTAAAGCCGGCTGCACAATCCCCGCCGAACGAGCTCGGCCCCTCTTCACTGTTCCCATTGCCGCCACCTGAACCGCCATTGCCACCCAGGCCGACCGAGGAACACACCTTGTCGCCAGGATTGGCAGCGCATTTTGCCGTAATGGATTCTTTTACAACAGTCGTGGACGGAGCACCTACCTGATTGCCGGCGGCGTCGAGGTTCTTTTTAGTCGTCGTCGTCGTGCAAACGCCCGCATTACATTCCGTAGTTGTATCGGTGATTTCTTTGGAACCATCGGAATTAGTTACTTCCTTTTTGGTAGTACCGCCAATGCCGGAATCGGGCACCGAAGGCACGCACACAGTCGCACCGTTGACAGTGCCAGGAAAACCAGATGGACACGGATTCGGGAGGGCCTTCGGAGGCTGAGGACCGGTACCAGCATCGCCGGTGCCGGTGCCACCTTCAGTGCAGACTGTCGCACCGAGGACAGCACTAGCAGACCAGCTGCGCGAGCCGTCGCCATTAGGAACCGCCACGATATCGCCTAATGTCGTAGCACAACCTTTAGTCGAGTCATTGCCATCAAATGGCGGGTCAGGTAAATAGCAAACGGAAGTAGGCAGCACACCATTTGTGCCCGTTTTGCCGGTCATCTTAAACGGCCGACCGCCTGAAGCCATTGAGGAGCAGAAATCACGCGGCACGCTACCGTCACCACCAGAACCTGAACCAGGAGCTTTTGCACGCGTGTAAAGCGTCACACCACCTTCGAAGAAACCACCGCCGGCAGCTTCGGTACGCTCTGCCCTATAACCGACGCCGTAGTCACCCTCAACGCAAGAAGTAACTTCGACATTTTTAAAATTGGCACGATTAGCGGCAAGTGTACGAGCAGCACCCCAAGCGCATGCGGCATCCATGGTATCGCGCCAATCAGCCTCACTGACAGCAGTCGAATTTTGAACCGGTGCAGCCCACTCGTACGCAACTTCAGCGGCGAGTAAGGGACCTCCGCAAAGACATAGGAATACGGCAGCAACTACGCGGTGAAAATAAGCCATGCCGCCCCCAAAACAGCAATTAGAACAAATATTCCCACGTCAGACCCCTTTTCTAAATACCAGTATTGACACTTGGAAAAGGGCAAAAGCCCGAAGGCCTTTGCACCTACTCGACCCGACGAATCAGGACAGAGCCGAACGCACCCACTTGAACGCCTTGGCGGCGACCACGACCAGCAGCACGGCGCCGCCGACTGCGACCACGGGAGCGACCTGCAGCGCGATATCGGCGGTCAGGGCGGTGACGTCCACGGCTGCGGCTTGCGAAGCGGCCGAAGCACCGACGAGACCGAGGGCGGCGATGCGACGTGCGATTTGCTTGTTCATACGAAACTCCATTTGTTGAAACGGTGCGAATTTGCACCCGTCAATTCACGGCGCATCCCTGCGATGATGAATTGACAGTCACAAACTTTCACTCTTCGACCTCAGCTTTATCCGTATGGCGAACCACGCGGATCAATTCCCGAATTCCGAACCCAGCCGCCCAAACCGCCAGGATCGCGACGGCGATTTGCGCAGCCTCAGCCGGTTCGAGCTGGAGCGGAGGAAGGGCCAGCTCATGCACAACCGTGACGGTGCAGGCCGAGGCGCAACTGATCGAGGTCGGTTCAGCCACGAAACAGCCCTATGACCAGCGCGACGGCACCAGCCGCAGCGATGTAGCCGAGCTTGCGCACGAAGGCATGGCCGAACGTGCGAACCAGCCAGTTCAAGCGACCGCCCTTTGAGCAGCTCGGCTGCGCTCAGAGGCACGCCGAATCCGATATTCACGCTCTGCGTGCTCGCCAGCGGCATAGGTGAGGCAGTTGAAGGCGACCATCATCAGAAGGCCGCTCAAACCGCCGAGCAGATAGCTTTCCATGTCGATCCTCAGTAGTCGTTGGCCGTGCCGAGGCGATCGAGGTCGATCACGATCGGCTTGTCGTCGAAGTCGCAGCAGTCCTGAATGAGCTGCTGCGCCGATTCCGGATCGCGCACCACACCGCCCCCGGCTTCGCGCAGCGACGGCACCCACTCGGGCTGGCCGTCATCGAGCGAGGGCGCCAGAAAGCGACCGGTTGCGAGTGACTGCACGAGCAGGCGCATTTATGCGGCCTTGGCGGTCTGGCGTTCGACGGCAACCGGCACGATGGCCTTGAGGGTCAGCTTGGCGCCGTCATCGCGTGAGGCTTCCATTTCGAAGGTCGCGCGTGCCTTGATGGGCAGCGACTGGCCCAGGTGGGCCCACTTGTCGAACTCCTTCGCATCGCCCAGCTTGAAAGGGCGCGTGACGCGACCGATGGATCTGCCGGCGCCGTTTTCCTTGAGATCGACTTCACAGTGGAACGTGGTCGACGAGAAGGCGCGGCCCTCGTACTCGCCGGCCGATTCTTTGACCGCGTGCACGATCACTTCCGATTGAAATTCCATGATGTTTTTCCTGTTGCCGGTGTGACGGTCGGTGTCAGGCGTGGCAAGCGCCTGCGACCGGTGAAACGCGGTGGAAGGCGGCGCCGAAAGCGGCGCGCAGCTCGTCCGTCTTGAACTTTTTCAGGCGCCCCGGAAGCTTCGTTCCCGAGACGAGCTCCAAGAACTCATCGCCGAGGAACTGCCATGCGGCCGCGATGGTCGGCGCAGCAGTCTGGAAGGCCCAACGGACGTTGCGGGTGACTTCGGCTTCGACGGTTTCGAGCGCGAGGCGGCCGGTCGTGGAGACGGCTTGGGGAAGGGCGATTGCATCGGCCTTCGTGAGCATCAGCGCATGCCAATCCGACGCGCCGGCGAAGAAGTCGGCCGGACGACGCAGCATGTCGGAGCCGAGCACGCGCAGCTTGTTGCCGTATCGCAGCTCGATGCGCAACCACTCGGACCCGCTCTCCACGCCGAAAAGCTGGTGCCCTTTCTCGTAGCAGTTGGTCTGCTTTCCGGCTTCCTTGCTGCCGAAATACAGGCTTCGTTCCTTGCCGTTGAGCCAGTCGCCGACACAGTTGGACTTGAGCCGCTTCCCGCCCGAGTCGCAGGCGCCGGACTTGTAGTCCTCGACGATGGAATCAAGGCCACCGGGCAGCCCGTCGAAGAAGTCCAGGGCCAGATCGCAGCGGGTGATATCGCCGTGCCGCTCGTCCACGAGCTGCGCAAGACGGTCGTTCCAGCCATGGGCGGCAAACGTGCATGCAGCGCCGAACAGGTTCACATGCAGGGTGCGGGACTGGGCCTGCTGCTTAGGGCTGTCGCTCGACGACAGGAAGCCGACCCAGCCGCACTCGACGCCGTTGCGCTCGATGCTCCAGCGGAATTTGTAGAAGTCATGCCCCTTGCGGACCTCAGCAGCGACGGCGTAGTCAGTGCCAAGGGCTTCACACACCTCGACGCCGAGGTCGCGCGCCTGGGCGGCTGCGCCGAAGTCTTCGTCGGGCAGCTCGGCCAGCACACGGGCGAACTCGCGTTCGCGGTAGTCGCCGTCCCAGATCGACGACGAGCGCGGGAACAGCGTGTCGACTGAGGGCGCCGGGTTGTTGCGGCGCAGGACTGTGAAGCGCAGCCAGTCGATGTGAACCGGCGTCTTCGAAGCAACACGCTCGGCCATCAGGCGGAACTTGATTTCCGAACCATCGAGCACCAACGAGGACTTGGCCGGACGTGTCATGCGAGGACTGCGCCGAAAGTGGCCGTGATGGTCGGTTGGAGGTTATCCCCGTGATTACCAACGGGGACGACTGAGAAATCGCCAGCGGCTGCCGTCGCGCTGCGCGCGCCGATGCAGCCCCTGGCGGCTTCTTGTCCTACGCGTAAGAAATTGCACGACGATTGCATAATTGACTCAGTCAGGTTACGTAACGGCTTTTCGTTACGGCCTAGACAGTAACAGCAAGTCGTTACGTATGAAACACCTCAATGAGTTAAATATCCTTATCGACAAGGCGTCGCAGATAGCTGGAAGCGATTACAAGCTCGCTCAACAGCTAGCCATCCCTCGACAGAGGGTGAGCAACTGGCGACATGGCGCCGCGACTTGCACGCCTGCAGATCAGGCAATCCTTGCCCATGTGGCAGGCCTAGACCCGCTCGTGACGCTGGCGCGAGCGACAGTCGAGCAGCACGAAGGCAGAGCGAAAGGGGACCAGCTGATGAGGGCGCTGGGAAAAGCTTTGCTAGTGACTGGCGGGGTGATGGGTTCCGCTGGCGCCAGCGCGGCGGCAATCCTTGGTGGGATAGCGACTAGCCCGTCGATCGACGCATGGGCACGATTTACACAATGTATATTATGTTAAGTCAATGATGCTGAGCCCAGGATTGTCCGATCCTCGACCTGCTCTCCTGGAGCTTGCCGACAATGGATGATCCGACGCCGAACTCGGAAATCGTCTGCCGAGTCAGCTAATCCTGGCCAGAACTACGCTGGACAGTCGTCGGCTTCTTGCGAGTCAGCGACGGAGATCCGGGCGATGCCACCTAGCGTGATCATTGGGT